TTTTATTAATTAATTTAGATAATTATAAAAGTATTTTTCAATATAAAAACATTATAAAAGAATTCATTTCTGGAGATGATATTGATTTTATTAGCGGGTGTCAAGTTTACTTGAAATCTAATGACAGAGAATTTTATACTACTTCTAAATTAGTCAATAATTTGACCTATCATGTAAATGGTGGTGAAATTAAATTAGATCAAGCTGTTAGATACAAAGCTCCAACTGTAGTAGGAGATTGTGGTATTCCTGTCAAGATTATGTCCGGTAAGCTTGTTAATAAAATCGTTGGTATTCATGTTGCAGGAACTGGTAACACTGTTTATGAGCCATTTGGTGTAGCAACTTTAGTTACTAAAGAAAGTCTACAAAATGCAATTGAACTATGTTGTCAAGCTCCTAATTTAGAAGGACCTAATTTTATCAGTTGCGATTCTATTAATTCTAATGAAATAGTTTCTCTTCCTGTTAAAACTAAATTATCTCCATCTGCTATAAGCGGTTTGATTCCTTATGAATCAGTTAAACAACCAGCTATAATGCATGCAGATGATGAAAGATCAAATGGAATTGATCCAGTTGATAATTCATTAAATCGTCTGTTTCAAGCTGAAAAACCTACACTGGACGATAATTTGCTTGACAGAATTTATGGAGAACTTCATATTAAGTTTAGAGATAATCTTTTGGTGGAAGTTCCTCGTAGATTAACATTTGAAGAAGCTTGTGGTGGAATCCCTAAATTATTAAATAGTATCACTACTAAGACATCTCCAGGATATCCTCTTTGTCATCTTGCCAACAAGAGAGGTAAAACTGACTTTGTTTGGTTTGAAGGACAAGAATTAAAATATACTGAGATGTTTAAGAATTTAGTTTTAGCCAAAGTGAATGAGATGGAAAATTTTTCAGGAGAAGATATTGAACATAGATTCTTAGGTTTTATGAAAGATGAACTTGTATCTCTTTCTAAAATTGAAAATGTTAAAACTCGTATGACTTTTGCTAATAATATGATTTCTTTAGTAGCTTTTAGAATGATTTTTGGAGGAGTTATGATAGCTTTATCTAATAATTTCGAAGTTACAGGATTTGCTGTTGGGTTAAATCAATATTCAGAAGATATGGATGGAATTTATAATTATTTATCAGAGTATAATGATGTCTTTTTAGCTGGAGATTATAGTGAATTTGACATGCACTATTTAGATCAAGTTGAAAAAAGAAATTATCAATTGATTGGAGATTTGTGTAAAGATTATGGTCTTTGCTCCCAAAATGAAATTGATTATTTATATCATCATGAATGTAAATCACCTTTTCAAATTAGAGATAAAATTTATAAAGTTAAAACCTCTAATAAAAGTGGGTGTTTTGCAACTACTCCAAGTAATAATTTAGCAAATAATGCTTACTTTAGATATATCTTCTACTTGGAATACCCTGAAGCCATATTTGATGAATGTGTTCGTTTGACTGTTTTAGGAGATGATCATATTGTAGCTTTTAAGAAAGGTTATGAAATTACTCCTATTAGAGTTAAAGAATTAATGTCACAAATTGGTCAAGTTTATACTTCAGCTTTCAAGGATAGAGAATTAACTTCTAATCTTGATAAATTTGAAGATATAACTTTTTTAGGATCTATTCCAAGAAAATCTTTAAAAGGTACATGGACTGGAGCTTTGAGAAAATCTACTTTGTATGAAACCCCTCAATGGACCAGAGATTCGAATCTTTCTTTGGATCAGGTTGTTCAACGAATGTTAGATTGTGCTAGTCA